ATGCCTTCCCAGGCATCGCCTATGGCATTGAAGGTGATGGCCGTCGCGTTGGCAAGCGCCGTGGGGGTGATGACCGTGTCCGCGGCGTAAGCGGTGTTGACGATGAGAAGCCGCTGGCCCTGGGTTCCGTTGGCGAGACCACGGGTCTCGGCCCCACCGGCCTGCGTGAGGTCGATGACGGAATACCCGGAGGGGGCGATCGCCTCGGCGTCCGTTTCGCTGAGGAGAACCAATCCCGAGAGCTGGCCGACCTTGAGCTTGTCGATTTTCTGGTTTGCTGATTCTAACATGGCTGCTCCTTATGCCTCGGAGTGCTTGACGTAGGTCATGACACCGAGGGCCTTGGGAAGATTGGTGGACATGTTGTAGTACCAGCGAAGGTTCGCTGAGAACTCGTCTTTGCCCTGGACCCTGGAGAGGATGTTGCCCATCTCGCCGGGGAGCCAGTCCATCCCGCCGCTCTCGGGGGCGATGATCTGGATCCGCTTGTCGTCGATGAAGTACACCCGGTTGTCCGGGCAGTCTTCGTCGTAGATCATGGGGATCCGCTTGGACTTGCCGCCGTAGAACGACAGGCCGGCGCAACCGCCCCAGAACGCGGGTTCATTGGGCATCGTCTTGTCGGCCTCGAGGATGGAGTAGTAGGCTCTCCAGATGTGGTCGTTGGAGATGATGACGTTGACGGTTCCGTACCGCTCGAGCTTCTGGACGGCTTCCAGGATCTTCTTCGAGGAGATGACCGTCTTTGTCGTCCCGCCGGCCGGGTCCATGTTGAAGACCTGCGCCTGCGCCCAAGTCTTGACGGACCGGTTGATGTTCTGGAACGCGCTCGATGCCGTGATCCCGATATAGGGATTGGCCGAGTTGATGATCCCGTAGAGTCCCATGGGGACCCCGATCCCGGCCGCTTCGGAATCCGCGTAGGTGTCGTGGTCGAAGAGGTAGGAATCTGCGGACGCCGTGATCGCGTCAGCGAAGGTCAGGGTGTCGTAGGACGAGCCCTCGGAGATCGCTGAGATCTCGACGTCTTCGGCCTCGAGGTTTCCGGACGTGTCGTAGATGTCGACCGACATGCCTTCCGCGAGGTAGCGCGAGAAGGGAGTCAGGCCCGAGGAGTCCTGACCGAAGAGCGGGCCATCGACGTAGCCCGTTTTGGACGCGGCGACGCCAGCGTAGAGCTGGGCGAGCCGACCGCTCCCGTCTCCCCAGAACTGCTTGTTGAGCTTGTGGGGGATGTAGAGCATGATCGACTCGGTCTCGGCCTTGACCAGGTCCTTGACCGCGCCTTTGCCTTTTCCGACTGCGACGGCGAGGCCGTCGAACTGAAGCGTAGCGTACATGCCGCGCTTCATGTACATGATGAACTCATCGTACGTGCTCTGCTTGGCTGTGGGGAACGTGGAGCTGGAAGAGGGCCGAGCCGACTTCGCTGAAGCCGTGAGGAGCTTCAGGACGCCGTACTTGCCCATACACGCTTCGGTGTTGGTCTTGAAGCGGTTGTAGATCGTGGTGTTGATGTAGAATTCCTGCTCGAGCCCCGGCTTGATGAATTCAAGGAACAGCTTGTTGAGCGCCGTGGTGCTCAGTTGAGCGACTGACATGATTATCTCCTTGCTTGGTTAAATAGGGCTTCGATTTCTGGGTCGTCCATGCCCTTGTCGATGGCATCGGACAGCCCGGCGAATTTCGGTTTCCCCTTGCTGTTTCGATCACTCGCCGAGACGTCGGCTTTACGCCCTTGGACCGTTGGGGGAAGGTCCTCCTGCGTCTCGAGGAAGTCCGCAACGGCGCCCTGTCCACCCGCCGCCCTGATCTTGGCGAAGAGCTTGGGGTTCCGCTTGGCGAACTCTTCCGGGCTCATGTCGTCGTCCGTCACCCCGCCGAGGCCCTTGGCTCTTTGCTGAGCCTCGTAGACTTGACTCACGGCCCTCTTTGCCAGCTCCGCTACCGGGATATTCTGGTTGGCCGGGTCTGTGACGACCGCCTTGAACGCCGTGATGACCTGCTGGCCGGTAAGGCTTTCCCCTTTTTCGTCCAGGATGTCCTCGACCGGGAACTCCTTCACCGCATCACCCAGGGCCCCGGAGATGTTCTTGGTCATCTCCTTCAGGAAGAATAACTGCTGCAGCTCCTTGAGCGCCTGGTTTTCCTTCTTCATCTCGACGGCGTTGGTCACGAGCCTCTTCTCGAAGTCGCTCGCGTACTCGGGATCCAAGCCCCACTCCGCGAAGATCTGGGCCTCCGTCTGAGGCTGAGCTTCGCTTGTTTCACCGGCAGGCCTGGCTTTGCCGTTATCCCCTTCGGCCTTGGCATCAGCGGGGCTTTTCTCCAGCCGCTCGAGGCGTTCGATGAGTTTTTGATACTCGGTCTTGGTTGCCTCTTTTTCGGCCTGCAAAGCCTTTCGCTCTTCCGCCAGGGCCTGGGTTTTCTTGGTGTAGTCGAACCCTTGCTGGACGTAATCGTTATACTCCTTCTCGGTCTTGATCCCTACGTCCTTCCCGTTATGCTTTATGACCTTGTAGAATTTCCCGCCCGGGCAATCCGGGCAGTCGGATTCGGTGAGCTTCTGGACCGGTGTCTTTTCTGCCGGCGGTTTGGCGGCCTCGGCGGCGGCCTCGTCGGCATCGATGACGTCCCAGCCTTTGCTATAGAGCTCGTCGAAGCCTTCTTTCTTCTCGACGACAGGCTGCGTGTCCGCTTGGCCTTCGATCTTTTCAGTCATAATTCTAGGGTCCTCCTGTTAAGACTTTATACCGCTATCGCGGCTCTTTCGGCTGCTACTTCCGGTTGTGCCGGAGCCCCCTCGGCCATGGACTGGGGAGGCGGGGCGGCCGGCGCCGGAGCCCCCGCGGGCGGCTGCACTCCGGGCTGCATGCCGGCCATCGCCGCGATCTGCATTTTTTGCATGTGGGCGAGGATGTGGTCCTGCAGTCCGTTCCATTGCTCACTCGGCCAGCGCTGGGCCTCTTCCGTCTTGGAGAGATCCGTGTGGACGGAGAGGTGGACGGCATCGTCATCGTGGGCATAGAGGAACACCCCGCCATCCTGGCGGGTTTTTCCCCACGTCCCGTTGATGAAGGCGGCGTTCTCTTTCTTCGCCCTGGCCTCATCGATCATATCCTCGCGGAGCCCCTCTTCGATGGCGTTGTCACCGAGCATCTTCAGGAACTTGTTCGGATCCTGGATGATCTTCTTGTCGTAGAGCTCGAGGAGGAGCCGCTGCTGGATGATCCGGGACTGCTTCATGCTCACCCCGATCTCCAGGACGACGTCGAAGTTTCCATTAAGGTCTGCGCCCTTGAAGTATTCGATCGATGACTGGTTGTTGAGGCCGACGACCTTGACCATCCGCTCGGTCTTGTAGTACCTGTCCATGAGCCGGAGGCGGAACGAGGCCATCTCCCGGATGGTCTTGTTGATATGCTTGATCATCGGGTCGATCTTCAGGTTCTCCTGCTCAAGCATCATGGAAAAGAGAGAAGCCGGCGCCCGGCTTGCATACTTCGGGAGCTGCGAGTACGAGACTTCGTGAACATTGGCGACCGTATTCAATGCCGCCATCAGGAAGTCCTTCCAGGCCATGACCTGGGGAGACAGTTCCGGCATGTTCGCCGCTTCCGGCTTCCCTCTGGTCGGGTCGTATTCGAGCAATTCGAAGGAGTCCATCGTCATCGCGCCCTGGCGCGTCAGCGAGCCTTCGGGGATAAGCATCTTCGCTCGCCACCCCTCCAGGTGTTCGGAGATGATGGAGATCGCCCGGTTGAATTCCCGCTGGATGCCCTGGACGTGATAGAACGGGCCCGTGCCCCAGAACTTATTCGCTACCCGTTTGTACTTGAAGAAGAACGCCGGGATCTCTCCCAGCGCCGGGTTCGGCCCGCGGTGAAGGATACACCGGGACCCGGAGATGATGAGTCGGCCCTTCGGGTACTTCGCGCTCTTGGCTTCCCAGTACCAGCCCAGGATATCCGTGTCCTCGTCGGGATCCTTCTCGGATATATCCTCGTTCAGGCCGCTGTACTTCTGACTGCCCTCGCTGCCGGACCCACCCTTGTCCTCTTCCGGTCCGTCAATGTCCTCTTTCCTGATATTCGGGAAGGCCTCGAGGATCTTGGACTTCTCGACCTCTGCGTACTCGATGAACCAGCGCATGCTCTTTCTTGAGCGCGCTGTCGGATCGGGGCGGACGTTGAATATCGACGGGACGTGGCAGACGACCTCGCCGGCCTTCTCCCTCCGCGACGACTTCTTGTCGCCCTCCGTGGACAGCAGATCGGCGTAGTAGTCTTTCTCGAAGGCCCAGACCATGCAGGCGTTCCCGGTGTCGATCAGGTCACACTTCATCTCCTCCATCAGGGATTCGACTTCGTTGATCCTGTCGTTGTGGGAGATGAACCTCGTCGCCACGCCGGCCGCCTCGATGTCCCCCAGCTCTCCGGAGTTGGGCATCCCGGCGATCTGGTAGGCGAAATTCACCTTCCCCTCGATGGCTTCGCCGAGCGGCTTCATGAGATTGATGACGACGCGCTTCTTCCGGAGCTTGAGCTCGACCGGCTTCAGAGTGGCCGACTGTTCATGCCACTCGGAGAACTGGTCTCCCTCTTTCCACGCGATCAGCTCTTTCCATTTTCCGTGGTAGGCTTTGACGACCGGGTGGAAGAGACGCTGTCTCTTTATGAATTCGAGGTGCTCCGCTTCTTCTTCGGAGGCCAGATATACGGTGGTGTCTTCTGGTTTTGATTCAGTCTTTTTGGCCAATCCCGTATCTCCTAATAGCGAAGATCATCTGGGGTGGGAAGCCGTTCCCTGGCCTGCTCCAACGCTGATTTCTCCCGGTCGACCTTGATCTTGTGGTCTTCCTTGAGGAAGCTCGTCAGAGTGCTTATGAATTGCTTGTTGGTGTCGATGAG